TGCTCGTCTGTTTTTACGCCCTTTAATTTCAGACTGTCAAGCATCCTGTCGAATGCTCTTATATAAGCCTGTTTGATTTTCGGGTACCTTGCCGCCTCAGCAGTTTTTTGCCTGTACGAAGCATTAGGGCATAATACACATCCGACACGGGCGTACCCGCATTGGTACAGCGGATTGGTGGCAATTTTGTTTATACGCAGATATTCCCATATTTCATTGAAAGACCAGTCAATAATCGGGTTAGTGGCTATGCGTGAGCTCTTCATGCAGATTTCTGTGAGCTTACGCCGGTTGTCGCTTTCGTCCATGTAGACTAGCCTGTCTTGTTTCTTTTTTGTAATTCTCTCGTGTAACCCCCTGCTTTTCCTATTATGGCATTCGTCCCATCTTATACCGGTCATAATGTGCTGATTGTCGAATTTGCCTTCCTTAAGATACTCGCAGCAGTACCGCATATGCCTCATAGGTGGTATGCCTTTTTTAACAATAAGCTCCCACATGGTCATATCCGGCATATTGACTTTTCTTTCTACGCACTGCGCAGATATGCGCTCAAATACCTTGCGTATGTGATATACGGTTTCCGGCGCGTCTGCCGTAGTATGATTGTGCTGCGTCTCAAATCTAACACCGGCTTTTATGCAGAGGTCCAGCAATACGTCGGAGTCTTTGCCGCCAGAATAAGCACAGATAAGGGTGTTGCCGCGTGATTCTGATATGCAATATGCGTGTTCAATCCTCATAATGCTCTTTTTTATTTTATCGCCCAGTCTGAGCACGCTATCTCACCCTCTCCCTATGTGTCATAGTCCTTAAAATCCGTTCCTTTTTCGCAAAGATTTAGCTCAGTCACGTCCTTAGTGATCTGCAATGGGCAGTAAATTATTGCATAAAGCCTTTTGCTATAATCACCATCGCTTTCGTTTGGATACCGGTCAACTCCATGCACAAGCCCAAGTCTTGTTAAATTGTCCCCGGAAGCTGTCTTAACAAATGCGCGTTTCGTAATCTTCTTCAAAGCTTTTATATGACGCTTTAATCCTATGATTATACGAATCATTCTGAATAGTTTTCTTATGCTTCTCATAATATTTACCACCACTTATACCTGAATCCGTGGAAACCTTTAGCTTCGATGATTGTTTCGCAATACTGCAAATCATCCATGTACAATATGCATTTTCCTTGCCACGTCCTGCCGGTCACATCACATTTTTGAACAGTGTCTTTCCTGATATCAAACACCCTCATAGACGATTCCACGCAGCCATGCTTGACAAAATGCACTCTGTCGCCGATATTTAGTTTTCCCGGTGTCTTGCTTAATGCCCAGAACTGGCACGATCCTTCATTATCAAGGACGGCTTCTGTTTCTGCGTCGTCGTTGTCATATTCCGATTTCGGTATCGTTACCACTATGTCCATGCAAAACCATCCTCGTCAATAAATCTCTGCGTTTCGCGTACCAACGCTCATATCTATGCCTCCATCCTGACCCTTGATATAACGGTCTCTGTTTCTGCTCTCGTGTAACGCTGCATGGCGCAGTAGCTGATTGCTTCGTGCAGCAGTTCGTATGCCCTGCGGTTCCAATTTTCGACGGCTTCGCGGCGTGTTGCGTATCTCGGGGTTTCAATGCCGCAGTTTTCGCAGAGTGCCGTGTATGCTTTGCCGTATACCGCGATAACGCCTCTCCCTGCGCAGAAAGGGCATCGTTTCAAGCAGTCGTTGTCTATTTCCATCCCGTAATCTCCTGTCTTAGCAGCATAATTCCGGTAGGTTTGCCCTAGTCAGAGCTTCTGCAAACGGCGGTGGTACGGCATTCCCGCATCGCGCCACTTGCGCCGCTTTTGATATTTTCTTGCCGTCTGCTCCTATGTCGATGATATAGTCAGGTGGGAAACCTTGCGCGTTAAACAGTTCCCGGGGTGACAGCATTCTCAGCCCGATATCAACAATGGCATATTCTTCACCGTGGACTGTGACAAGCCCTATCCTGTCTTTGCTTGTCGCGGTGTGCAGCGGCTCGGCGGCTGACTGCCCCGTTCCCTGTCCATAATATTTAATCAAGAAAGCCCTGACCTCGCCGAAGTGTCCGGCGCTTGTCATAATCGTTTTTGCCGGTTCGTCCGCTTTCTGGCCGTTGCTGTTGTTCCTGAATATCGTTAAGTGTGATGTCACGATTGCGTTGTGGTCTATCGCCGTTACGGTATTTAGTGGATACGCGGGTGCGTTCCCGTTCCCGGCGTGGCCGCCGCTGTAGTATTTCGACATAAACGCTGTTACGAGCCCGTAGCGGTTTGACGTATCCACAGTTAGTAAGGGATCCTCCAGCGATTGGCCGCGCACCTCTCGCGGCGACTTTTCTTTGTGGTATTTTACAAGTGAAGGTGCTACAAGACCGTAACCATTGACCGCAGTTATTGTATTCAACGGATTGCTTTCACCCTTTGGTTGATTGTCAAATTTAAAGTCAACAATAAACGGTTCCGGATTGTCGATCACGAACTTCTTTAATCCCAGGGCTATACGCCGTATAGTCGCTTCTGCAAGCGGCCTAATAGCTCTTATGCCGTACTTTTCCCATATTTCACCTGATGTATCAAAAATTGACGGACACGGTAACGACCAGTCGATAATCTCCGCTGCGGTTCTCCAAGGCTTTAATCTCCCGCTCTTTACATCGTCACTGTCAGGTGCCGCGCGGGTCGGTTCAGGCCACATAATAGGCTGTCCGTCACAGCGGGCTATCAGAAACAACCGCTTTCTTATAGTCGGCGCTCCGTAATCGCAAGCCCTTAGTTCCCGCCAGTCCACCGTATACCCATGTCTGCGCAGCGCGTTTACAAAGCTGTTGAATGTACGTCCGGCTTTATCTTTGATTGGCTGACCGTTCTCAATCGGCCCCCATGTCTTGAACTCTTCAACGTTCTCAAGGATGATTACCCGTGGCTGGACGGTGGCGGCCCATCGGACGGAAACCCATGCCAAGCCCCTTATTTCTTTTTTCACCGGCTTGCCGCCTTTGGCTTTTGAAAAATGCGTACAGTCCGGGGAGAGCCACAGTAGCGCAACCGGGCGGCCTTTTACAGCTTCTCGCGGGTCTACGTCCCACACGTTTTCGTTGTAATGGTGCGTATAGGGGTGGTTTGCCTTGTGCATTGCTATGGCGCAGGGGTCATGGTTAATAGCTATGTCAACCGGTCTGCCTAATGCTGCCTCAATCCCGGTGCTTGCGCCGCCGCCTCCGGCGAAGCTGTCTATTATTAACCCGTCAAGTTTCTGTATGCGTTCGACGTAGTTGTAGTAGTTTTCAAGGTCGCTGTGCCCCGTTGCATTCATGCCGGCAGGGGAACGCCCGAAAAGTATCGTCTGAGGGACGTCGGTCGCTGCGGAAAGCATATTGCATGTGGTGTTAATACATAACATGGGGTTGTCATAATTGCCCATATTGCCCTCCATTTTGTTCCTGTCACGCAGTAATAGCGCAATCGCCCTCTAAAAAATCGAACAGCGTGGGCGTGTGCAGTAAATCCTCATGGGCTTGCAGATAGCCTACCGCGTCACGGTGGTAGCCGCTGTTAAGCTCCACCGTGTAGCCTTTGCGCCCCGCTTTAATGGCTTGCAGCGCAACCGTGCCTATGCCGCCGAACGGGTCAAGCACTAAGTCGCCGGGGTTGGAATAGCGGTTGATTATGCGGTCTACGATATCGGCCTGAAGCGGGCATACATGGAGCTGCTGCCTACGCTGGCTTTGCGCGGTGTTAAGCGTTTTCATGCGGTTTATGTCGTCCCATACGTCCATGTTCCATGAGCCGGGCGCGACGACCATGAACACTGCCGGCAGCCTCCCTTTTTCGTCAAGGCCTTTGGCCAGCTTGACATGCTCCTCATAGCTATATATATTCTCGCGGCTGTATTTGCGGTATACGGACTGCAAGCTCGTCATAGGCAGCCTGAGCATCTCGTCCTTAGTAAGCAGCCTGTCGCCGCTGGACCGCCAGAAGCCGTGCGCGTCAATCTGCCACTGCGCCCGAGTATAATCTTCTTTGGTTTTTTCCACAGGCTCGTCGGCAAATGCCGTTGACGTATCGGTTGGCAGCTTGCGGAACAGCAGTATGTATTCCGGGCAGCCTACACCCATCTTCGTGCCGTCTTTGCACTGCATGGACCAGCCCAGGCGGTATGTCTGGTTGTTCTCCCTGACGACATCGGTTATCACGGTTATCATCCCGAAATACTGAAAGCCGTGCCTGATGTAATGCTCAATGCAGAGCGCGTGGAAAGGCTCGATTGTCGGCATCCCTGTGCCGGTGGCGTTCCCGAAAAGCACCCTGTCCTTAACGTGCACCGCAGCGACGCGCCCCGGTTTCAATACCCGGAGAAGCTGCGGCGTGAGGAAATCCATCTGTTTGAAAAACTCCGCCGTGTCTTCGTTGCAGCCGAAATCGTTGTAGTTTTCGCTGTATTCGTAGTGGTTCCCGAATGGGATTGACGTATGTATAAGCCCCACGCTGTCGCTTGGCATCAATGCCGTTTCGTCAACGCAGTCGTTATTGACCGCAGTGAAGCTGTCCCCTGTGACCTTCACTCTTTTTACCCCCATTTTCCGCGCCATCATCCCATGCTGCATTTCGCCGGACAGGCCGTATTTCAAGACTATTTCCCTCATTTTTTTCTGCTGCTCTTTGTGCTGTTCCCATTTTTCCATGAGCGCGCGGTATATGGGCTCTTCCGCTTCGGTGTGGATTATGTCTATTATGACTTTTTCGCCCTGGAGAAACCGGTATATGCGGTGCAGGGCTTGAATGAAGTCGTGAAACTGGTAGTCTATGCCAACGAATATGGCGCGGTGGCAGTGCCGCTGGAAGTTGCAGCCGCAGCCCGACAGGCTTTTCTTCGTTGCGAATATCCGGGTTCTGCCTAACGAAAAGTCGATGACCCTCTTTTCGCGTTCCTCCAGCGCCATGCTCCCGTGTATGTCAACCGCTTCGGGTATGGCGCGTTTTATTTCATGCCGCTCTTCCTCGCGGTCATGCCACAGGACGTAATGCGCTTCCGGGTCCGATCCGATTATCTCTTTTGCTTTAAGCACCCGCGCTTTAATGCTGCCGCTCTTTTCCTTTGACGCTTCCTGCAGCGATGCCGCCGCGTCGTTAAGCAGCTTATACTGGCCGTCGCGGTCAACGGCTTTGCCGTACCCCATGCTTATGACGTGGGTGCGCACCTCCATGGGCGGCAGGTCATAGCCTTCGTCACTGTAGCCGAGGTCGGATGGCTTTCCGATGAACAGCGCCCATGTAGAGACCCAGAGCCAGAATTCCTCCTCCCTGTGAGGGTATATCGTGAGGTTGTTGGCCTTCGTGCTGTCGCGCTGGAAAAACTTTGTAAGGCTCTGTCCGGTAGGCATAATCTCCAGATACCCGGCATAGTGAATCAGCTCTTTATAGCGGTTAGGCGACGGCGTTGCTGTCGCGACCATCTTGTATTTGACGCCCTTGAACTTCGGGAGGAACGTCTGATATGTCTGGGAGCCGTAGCTGCGCAGCACGGCAGCTTCGTCAAGGCTTGCCGCGGTGAACTTGGAGGGGTCGATGTCGCCGTCCCTGACGCGCTCGTAATTCGTCAGCAATATGCCCGGCTCCGCCCTCATTGCCTCGGCCATGTCCCGCACATACGGCGGCTCTTCCATACCGAGAAGGCTAACGGCATCTTGCGAGAACTCCTGCTTGACGCCCAGCGGGAGGACTATAAGGGCTTTGCCGCCTTCGCGCTTTATGGCAAGCCTGCAGAACTCTAGCTGCATGGCGGTTTTGCCTAGCCCGAAGCTGGCGAATACTGCGCGGCGGCCACCGCGTAAAGCCCATGTCACTGCATCCCGCTGATGGGGCTTCAGCGCCGGGTTTATCTGGCTTGCGTCCACTTCAAACCCGCTGACAGGCGCAATGTCGATTTTGGTTCTAAGAAAATCGTAATATCCCATCCCTAAACCTCCGTGACCGCTATGCCGTAGCGTTCCATCATCCGGTTCTTCCGCAGCTTGTACGCCTGCGTTTTTGTAGCCTTGCTCTTAACGTCCTCCACTACAGGCGTCCACCGCCGCGTTTCCTCGTCTGCATATGGCCATTCGCCTTTCACGTATGAGAAGTCGGCGGTGAACGTCTCGCGTTTTACCCTGCCGCCGCCGGGCGTTGTGTACGGCTCTTGCAGGGTGTAAGCCGGGTGTATGCGCAATTCTTTTATAAACCCGCCCTCAAGCATAAGCATAAGCTCGTCATACCGCCCCGCTTCCTTCTGCGAGTCGAACCTGATCGTATTGCCGCTGCCCGTAACCCGCTCCGTGGGCTTGTTGCGGTACTTTGGCGGATTGCCTGTATTGAGCAGCCTGTACTCCTCTGCCGTCATCCGCATCATCGCCCCTCCGCGCACCACGGGCATACGTCAAGCCATTCGCCGTTTATCCAGCGGCTTTTCCAGCCCTGTTCTTTCTTTTCCGCGACCGCCTTATCAAAGCTGTCAGCCTCAATGCAGCTTTCGCAGCATATGTCGCACTGCATCACGGTGCGCCCGTATATCTTTTCCGTGCTCATTCCGTTTCGCCTTTCCCCGGCGGTATGTCCGCCGTTTTGAAGTAAACGCAGTTGCAGTCGCCTTTCACGTCCTCGAACGACGCGCTGACCCATCCGCTGAGCTTGGTGCAGCGCAGCCCGGGCTTGGCGTTAGGGTCGTACCCTGCGCAGTTTTCGCATTTCCTCGCCATTGTTTACACCGCCTTATAATATCCCGCCGTAGCCGTAGCCGTCGCCGCAGCCGTCGCCGCAGCCGTCGCCGTAGCCGCAGCCGCAGCCGCAGCCGTCGCCGTAGCCGTCGCCGTAGCCGTCGCCGTAGCCGCAGCCGCAGCCGCAGCCGTCACCGTAGCCGTAGCCGTCGCCGTAGCCGTAGCCGCAGCCGCAGCCGCAGCCGCAGCCGTCGCCATCGCGGGGTTGTGTATAGTCTGCAAAGCCCATCGGCTGTATGATGTCAGCGTTGTTTGCCGTCATTGCAACCACCTACCATTCGCAGTTTATTTTGGCTATTATGCCCTCCGGTGCAAAAGATACAGTGCCAACCGGGTCAAGCGTGTATTCGTTTTTATATTCAGCTTTTGTCAGCCCTCCTATTCCCCGTCCGTTGCTCCATTTCCGGACTACGGAAGAGTTGATTAAAGTCATTTTGCCGTTATCAGATTTGTCAAGATAGCCTATGAATATCCACCCGCGTTGCGCGATTACGATGATATGCTCTGTATCAGAGGCTTTTAATGGCGCAATGTCAGATTTGCGCACATACTCTTCTCCGTTAATTGTAATTGTTTTGATGTCGGTAATTTCCATTACAGTTTCCTTTCCGCAGCTTTTCGCTGCTTTGTATTATTGCTATTGATTGCTGTGCCGGGGCAATTCCACCATCTCGCCCATAAAGCCAAGCAGGTAGCTGTAGTAGCTGCCGTGCCATCCCCTGTGGGAGTTTTCCGTCACCCCGGACGGGTCCCGCCCAGTGCTGTGGAAGTAGGCGAGCCGCCTGATCGCCAAGTCCTCGTCCGCTTCAAAGTCGATGTCGTAGTTGTCCAGGCCGTATAGCCATTTCTCCATTGCCGACAGCAGGTTGTCGCAGGGGTCTTTCAGGTCGTAATCCCTGTGCCTGTCGGTGAGCCTGTAAGGGGTCAGCGTCCCTGCCGTCTTCCAGTAGCCCGACATCTGCGTAAGGCCTGTCCACGGGCCTTCTTCGTTCACGGCGCCGGGGTCCCATGTTGATTCCAGCGTTATAAGCCGAAGACGAACTTTTCCGGGATCCCGTGGGCTCTGGCGATGTCGCGCGCCATCCACTGCAGCTCAGGCGTCGCCGCCGTAATCAGCCTGCCGTTCTTGTATACCTCGTACGGCGGCCTCGCCCTGTCTTCCGGCGCTTCTGACAGCGGCGGGCCATGCATCTCCTGCAGGAGCCATAGCTCGTCGATCCGCGCCTCGTACCGCTCAATGCCTGCCATATGCTCCTCATGCGTAATCGTCCTTACGGCTTCCGGCTCCGCGCGCTGCGCCCTCCATCCGGCTGAGCCGTGCATGGCCGCGCTTATATGGGGCGGCTCGGGTTCCTCCGCCTGCGCTCCCTGCGCCGTTTTCTTAGGCGCCCCAACCGCCGGGGTTATAAGCGCCGCTATCACGCATACTGCGCAGAGCGCCATGTACGCGGCCGTGTTGGCCGCTTTCTGTGCCTTAGTCAATGTCATCCCTCCGTCGCGTCATGTCTGCGCTGCCATGGGCCCCGGCCGCGCGGCTTGTTCGTCCTCCTGTGGGTTCCATTCCCCCTCCGTAAGCTGCTTTGCGCCCGCCGCGCTGTTTACGGTTCCGCCGATTAAGGCTTTCAGCTCAGGCGGCATAAGCTCGAGCGTCTCCCTGCGGCGCTTCAGGACCCCGTAGGTTTTCATGAACTGGCCCCGCGTGACGGTGTTGAACTTGTCAGCTTCAAGCATCCCCAGGTCCCTGAGCCCGGACATGCCGCCGCAGAACTGCCGGACCTCGTAAGGCAGGGCGCCGTACTCGGCTGCCGTGATCACGGAAGCGCGCGATGCCGCCTTATGCAGCGCGTTCCACGCTTCGGTCGCGTCGTCTTCCCCGGAACACATAGCTTCCTTGACGCGCTCAATCACTTCGCTTACCGCAGGCGGGAACTTGCACTCGGATATAAGCCTCTTCGCGGCGAACGTGACTATTTCCGGGGGGTACGGCCTTAACAGCTCGTCCCACAGCCGCAGGGCGGCCTTTTTGTCCGCGTTGCTGACGTCGCGGTAGAACGCCGGGTATGCCGCCTGCAGCACCGCCATGAGCTTTGATGTGTCGGAAGGTGTCATAATCCGTCCTCCTCCAGCTTTTCTAATTCTTCCAGTTCCTTTGCCATTTGCGCGAAATAGTTCGCAGATTCATGCGCGTCGGCCAGATCATCCTCCCAGCCTTTGCGCCTCAGCCATGAAGCCGGATAGGGTATATACTGGCCTCCGTCCTTTACCCAGTCCCTGCAAGTCTTGGCCTGCTCTAGCTTATTCAGCATTATGGAGACAAGCTCGTTGCTTGGCTTTATGCCTTTCCACGCTTTTTCCGCATCGCCTTTGTTGCGCTTTTTCGGGTATGCGGCCCAGAATAAGTCAAAACCGCTTTGCGCGTTTTGCCCGCTCTGCGCAGGTTTCTGCGCAAGAGTATCCTTACCTAACCTATCCTTACCTAACCTAACCTTACCTAACCTAACCTGTGTCTCCCACTCGTCAACCGCTTGGTTACCGTCTGGTATACCGCTGGTTGTCGCTTGGTTGTCAGGCGGTATACCGCTTGGCACAAGATGTAGCTCGTATGCGTTTTCATCATCGCAACTTGTTGTTAATTGGCTATATTCCCTAATGTAACGTGTCTTATTGTATCGGTCGCTCCTGATGTAGTTATTCTGCTTCCAGTGCTTAATCACCACAACGCCGCTGTCAAAAGGTATCAAAAACCCCTTTGCGCATAAAAGCTTCAGATCGTCGTTGGCGGCTCCTGTTATCCGCACCACTGTTTTTGGGTTGCCCACAAACCCGTCATCGTCGCTTCTCATGCCTAAATCGTAATACAGCAGCCTTGCTGACGACGGCATGTCAAGAAACAAGTCGCTCTCAATTACTTTCTTTGCAAACATTCTTCTTTCTGCCATTCACCGTAACCACCCGTCTGTATATTTATTCATTCTTAGCTTCTTCGATTACCTCTATCACAACGATGCGCCGCCCTGTTTCCTGTTGCCCAGACGCTCCTTGTTTTTGCGTAATCCTTTCCTATGCCTGCTTTTTGATATTGAAGACGTCCGGCTGCCGCTGCTCCCCGCCGTACATGTCCCCCTGCCCCGGTATCTGCGGGACTAGCTCGACAAGCGACATCTGGCCTCCGCGCCTCAGAAGGGCGGTCGCGCCCGATATCGGGTTGGTAGGCTGCGGGGCGGATTTGACGACGCACTCGTGCTTTATCTGCATCCTGTCGGCATCGGGCGTGAGCGTGAGCGTCAGCTGTATTTTGCGCGGCTTCGTCGCCGGGGTGTTAGGGTCGAGTATGTTGTCGATGATGCGCTCCAGCTCGTAGTCGAACCGTTCGAGCATAGCGCCCCTGCCGATTTCCAGAAATGCCTTTCTCTGCTCGCTGTGATTCATAACTTATCCTCCTCGTGTTTTTCTTTCAGCACACGTACACTTCCGCGCCCGTCTGCCTCTGCACCGCCTCCCTGATGACCGCCGCGTCGCTCCTGTCGTCGCTGAGGTGCATAAGCCATATCTGCCTTACCCCGCTCATGTCGTTGGCTCTGAGCATCGTCAGCAGCGTGTCGAGGCTCGTGTGGCTCCTCACGATGCGCTGCGCCATCTCCGGCGGCGTCGCCCCCGCCCTGACGCTGCGCCACAGGCTGTCCGCGTCGTAGTTGCACTCGGCGGCTATGATGTTCATGCCGGGGAACCTGTACCTGGTGTAGTTGCTGTCGCTGATGAACAGCAGCCTCTCGCCGCAAGTAAGGCTTGTTATGAGGAACCCCAATGGCTCAGCCGCGTCATGCTCCACATCGAACGGCAGCACCCGGAACGTGCCTATAACGGTTTCCTCCATGGCTTTCAGCGCTTTTGCCCTATGCCCCGCAAGCCCCCTCTCTTCAAGCGCCCCCCTGCTTGCGTACACGTCAACGCCGCATTTCATCAGGTCGGCCGCCGCCTTGCAGTGGTCGAGATGGCCATGCGTCACAAGGCATCCGCCGACCTCGCTCAGCCTGTAGCCCAGAGCCTGTTTTATCCTCGCAAGCGGCACCCCGCACTCTATGAGCAGCTTGGTCTCGCCGTCATAAGCCATATAGAGGTTGCCCGCGCTGCCGCTTTCGTATGGCGTAAAGCTAATCATGCGGTCGCCGCACTCGATTATGTTGTTTATAAGCATAGCTTCCCTTTCACTGGCTCAACTTACTGTAATAAGCCAGCGCGCTATCGTAGCGGTAGCTCCCTGTCGCGGATGGTAACGCGGCATACCGTACGGCTAATTCCTTGACAATCGCCGTGTATATTTCCTTTAGCTTAATGTCAGTTTCGATGACATCAAGGCGCGTGACGCTGCTCATCTTAGACTTTGCCGCCCCGTTCTCTCGCAGCCTGTGTTTTAGGTTTTCAAGCCGCCTGCCGGTATCGCACCCTGCGCGGCGGTCAAGCATTTCGTAGGTCTCGCTGCGGATTGTGCGGAAATCTTTATCAGGGCTGTTCATTACCGCATTATTGAACATTTTGTTTATCCATGAGCGCCAGTCGTCATCGCGCTCGATGATTATATCCTTGATGCTGCTGACTTCCGCAACAGCAGCGTCTGCTTTTTCCGAAGCAGCTTCTGCCTTATCCGCTGCCTCGGCTAGTTGCTTCTTCATCTCTTTTTGCTCTAACTGTGCCGCCGCCATGCTGTCCCACATCTGCTTGAACATCTGCAGTTCGGGCGATAGACAGGAAACATCAATCGTCTGGGACGTGTGTTTTTCCTCCACGGCTATAAAATACTTGCGTACCTGTTTACCGATATCGTTGCGCTCCAGCATCGCCATTTCTTTAGCAATTGCGAGCTTGACGGTATATTCTTGCGTAGGTCTGCCGCCATCGAGGTTTTCGCCAATTTTGACGGAAACCGAAAAGTCTTGGTTTTGCAAGGCGTCGCACTCATCGAACCGCCGTTTTATCCAGTGTGAAAATTCAGTCTTGCTTTCAAGTTTTCGCCATAGCTCACGCCCGTCAACGACGCGCTCTCCGGTATCGGTCGTGTAGACCGGGACTATTCCGTTTTCTAAAACTGATAAATTGTTCATCGTGCTTACTTCCCCTTTCCATCTGCGCCGGTACATTCCTGTGCGTGAACTCCGGCAGCGACAACTTGCCGCCGTTCTTTGATATCTAGAAACTAGGCGCAAGCGACATCTGCGCTGGCTCGGCCTCGCTTCCCGGCGACTCATCAAGCTGCTCTGATGCCGCCGGTAATGGGTCAGGCTCGGCTGCTGCGGGCACCGCGCTCTCCAGCGCCGGCACGGGGTCGGCATCTATGACTATCACGTTGGCGTTTTCGTCTATCTCAGCCATGGCCTCCAGCTCGGCCATCTTTGCCTCGCGCAGCTTCATGTGGTGGTAGCTGTCGTCGATCTTGCGCGGGTCGCGCGGTATATGCTTGGCGCTGTAAACCTCGCGTATCAGGGTCTTGTGGCACATCTCGGCGAACCATCCGTCGGTCTCGGCACTTACCTGTTTGCCGCCCTCCCACTTCTTCACGGTGCCGCCCCAGAACTCGGCTGACGCATAGGCTGGCTTGCGTTTGAGTATGTCCGCCATGGTCATGATGACTAGCTTGTTCTTCGCCGGGTCCTCGTATTCGACGTAGCCGAACCCGCCGAGGATTTCCCCTCTTTCAAACGGGTTCGTTATCTCAAACTCGTATGATTCAACCTTGTTTGATATTCCCTTTTTGATAGCCGTGAATTTGTCCGTGCTGTATACAAGCTCAGTCGTGACCGCTATGGGTGTTTCCACCGCGTACCGCAATGCGACGTACCTTATGCCGTTGTAGCCTAGCATAAGCGTCAGGTCGTACTTGTCGGTCTTTTTGTTGCGGTACGGTATCGGGAACAAATGGTTCTCCTGCATCATGTCAAGCTCCATCCGGGCGCAGTGCACCGCGTCAAGGGCGAGGTCAAGCATGTTCACGTTCTGCCATATGCAGGGTAATGGGTTGTCGTAGTCGTGGTTTTTGTTCGCTTTGTTCTTGGTTACACGCCCGTCCTCCGCGATTTTGAGCGCGCGGTCGATTGCGATGAAGTAGCCCTGTATGAGCTTCTTCTGGAAATCGGTCAGCGCGACGTCGCCGGGGACGCCGCTGCCGAATTCGCGCATGACCATTGCGGTGAACCTTTCGGCATGGTTCATTTCGGGGTGCTGCCGTTTTTCCAGTGCAGTATCGCTTGTTTTTTCTTTGCCGTTTGCTGCCATTGTATGTTCCTCCTTTTATGTATATATATTCATGTTATTAACGTATATTATGCAGCGCATTCAACCGTATTACTGTGCGGTTTAGGCTCTTCCTTAGGCTCGTCAAGCACAAGCCTAAGCTCTTTGTCCGGTTTGGAAACGACCAGCCTGATAACCTGAGCATCGATGTCAAGCAGTTCGCACACGCTCTCTGCGTTGTCCACGAATACCGGCATTGACAGCCCCCAGTGCTTTGAGAGAGTTTCAACGATTTCCAGCCCTGCGTTTATCCGCGCTGCGTTATTGGCGAATGCGTAAGGCGTTAAACTGGTGCCCGCCTCGTTAGGTATCATACCCTCGCAGTCCTCTTTTAAGCCGCCGTTAACCTGTTCCTTGAACAGCCGGAAGCGGACGGTTTTGAACTTGCCGTTAATCCTGTCGTCAAGCAGCCTGACTTTCGTGCGCATGAACAGTTCGCAGAGCCATACCCCGCGCTCCAGATCCTCGTACTTCGCGGCAAGCTCTTTCTCGGACGCTTTAAGCTCCTCTATCCGCTTCTTCTGCGTTTCCGCCAGATCATACGCCGACATGCGCGATTCTACGGCGCGTATGCGTTCCTGCACGCCCTGCATTTCATCGTATATGGTTTTGGCCGCTTCCGATGCGTGGAGCGCGGCATCTGCTTCGCTCTGCCTAAGCTTGGCGATGTTCGCCGTCAGCGCGGCGTACTCAGCCGTCGCCTCATATGGCTCGGGGGCCTTGATCTGCGCCAGAAGCGTTTCAAGATGCGCCTCAAGCTCGGCTACGACCTGCACGGACTGCGCAAGCGTGCCGCTCAATGCATCCGCTGCGGCCCGCTCCGCTTCAATCATCTGCTTGCTTGCCTTGGTTCTGCCCGCTTCGTTTATCTCCTGCAGGCGGCGGCTTTTGTTTAGGTTGAACTCCCCGCGCATGGCGCCGACCTTTTCAGCCGGAAGCTCCTGACTGCATGTGGGGCATGTTTCCCTATCCGCATCCCACGACTCGGCTTGGACGGCGGCGTAGTCGTCAAGGTATGACTGCCGCAGCTTCTCCATCCGCTCTGCGCTGTCGCGCCTTCCGCCGATGTCGCGTCTGATGCCGTCGGCTTTGTCTTTCTCCTCGCCTACAGCCTTGCGCGCCGCGCCTATTTCAGCGTATATAGCCTCGTTGCCGCTCCCTTCGCTTGCTATGTGCGCGGCCCTCGCCTGCGCAAGCCCTGCCGTTGCGTCGGCTATGGCTGCCCTGATTTCGGCAGCCGCCGTATCGCCGCTGACAGCCGCGGCCCTGCGCTCGGACAGCCCCTCATGCACTTTGCGCAGCCCCGCAAGCAGCCTGGCCGATTCTTCGGGGTCGAAGCCCTCCGCCTCCTCCGGCATTGCCCGGTTAGCCTCGTCTATGCGCCCCGGGAGGGTCTGGAGCTGCTTATTTATCTCAGCCTTCTGCGATGCCGCGATTTTCTTGTAACCGTCCACGTTATGCCGCTGCCCTGATGTTCCGGGCATAGCCAGATATGAATATAGCTGCCCTAGCTCCATGTTTGACGATATAACCTCATCGTCGCTTACGTCGCCGCATACATCCAAGAGTATCCTGCGCCGCTCCTCCCACAGCATAACCCGCGTAAAATAGTCGTGGGCGGTGAGGACGCGCATCCTCTCAACGCCTCCGCACATCTCGTCAAGCGCGGCGGCGTACTCACTAGCCTTAACCGGTACGCCGTCTATGCTGTGGTCGGTTTCATGGCCGCTGAACTCTTCCTCGGGCGAGCCGCGCTTCTTCTTCCATACCTCCCGGTACGTTTTGGAGAGCGTGACAATGCGCCCGCTTTCAAGCATGAAACGCCCTGTAGCAGTATGGTTGAGGTAATGCAGCGGCTTTCCGTCCGGGCCGTCCGTTTTCGGAGTGTAGTTTTTTTCATCTGTGCTTGACCGGTCGTACAGCAGCCAAGTTACGGTGTTGAATACGCTTGTTTTCCCCGTCGCGTTTTTACCAAATATCGAACACCCCGCGCCGTTCAGGTCAAGCTCCAGTTGCCGTATTCCCTGAAAGTTCTCCAATGTCAGTTTCAGTAACTTCATTAGTCTTTTCTTCCTTTCCTAATTGTTTGCCTTGGGTAGGTCTCAATGCAGTTCCGCATTTCCAGCAGTAGTTGTCTATGTCCGCGTCCACCGCGACCCCGCACCCGCCGCAGTACGCTTTGTTCTTGCCTGTGAACATCGCCTCGCCTTTCAATATCCGTTCGTCCGTGATCCCCGGGTCTATAATCAGCATTTTGCGTAACCCCTCTCCTAAAACAAGCCTTATTCTGGCTGCCGTAAAATAACCCTTGCATTTCCGCTACGCTGTGATATAATAGACATCAGTTCCCGCTCTTTCCTTTTGCCGCCCTTTTCGCACAGGGGCGGCTTTCTTTTGCTGCTGCGCTGCGTATGCGCCGGGGTTGAGGATGTCTATGCCCAGCTCCCGCGCCACTTCCTCAAGCAGGCGTATTTTCTCCTCGCATATCGCCCGGCACTGCGGGTCCCGCGCAACCTTGTCTTTCAGCATGTCCGCGTTCAGCCTGTGCTTGCGCATCAGCACCCCCGCTATCTTCCTGTCAGTGTATATCATCATTGCTCTCACCTCCTTTCCGCCGTTCGCTTTTTAGCGTTTCCGCGTATTCGTCCGTTATCTCGTCAATGTTTGCCAAAGAGACGTTTTTCGCAGAGTTAAAGTCTATGTGGCCCCGGTATTTGCATTTCCCGCAGACAAACACCCTGCCCTGCTTGCTATCCTCGGATATGTAGCCGCACTTATGGCATCTCTGCGACGTGTAGTGCGCATTGACTATGACAACAGTTATCCCGGATTCTTCCGCTTTATACGTTATTTTCTGCTGCAAGTCGTAATAACTCCAGTTTTTAAGGCTGTGCTGCCCTGCGGTTATGCCTGACAGATCCCTTATCTGTATAACACCGCAGCGGTTCTTTATTGCGAAGTCAATAAGGGCTTTACTGTACTGGTGGTTTTTTGTGTCGCGGTACCGCGCAATCCTGTTTTCCATTTCCAGTACCGGAGCCATCCTAGTTTTGTAACCATGCCCTACTGAGCCGCCGCCTGCGGACGGACGAGCTTTCTGCATGTCGCGCCTCCGCGCCTCGACGTTCTTCCTGAACTGCTCAATATCTCCGCTTTCGACGGAAAAACGCTCGTAGCCGTCGTTCACCGCCGCGTACACAGGGCAAATGTAGCCAACGTCAATCCCGCATATCCGGTTGGTCTCAAACTCCGGGGATTTAGCCGGCGGCTCATATGACAGCGCAAGCTCCCACATTTTCTTATCCCTGTCGTACTGGAGCTTTGACGCGCCGTAAGAGTATTCGCCGCTTATGCACCTATTAACGATGTCATAGCCCGACTTTGATTTACGCCACACCTCAAATGTAAGCCGGCCGCTTCCGAGCGCAAGCCTTCCTGTGCCTGTTTTTGAGAATACGGAGATGGTGATATATGTCTTTCCGTTTTCCTCAAAGAGTTTGATAGACTGCTTGCTTATGTTTATAGGCTGGTCTTTTTTGAAGCTCGGCAGGGATTTATCGCCTATGAACATCGCTTTGCTGTCATTCTTTAATCTGCTGTGAACCGACTGCGACACAGCGGATGCATTGCCGGTCTGCAAGTCTGGTATCATTTCAGCCGCTTTCCTGTATAGCAGCGTTCTTATATTCGTGCCGCCCAGCAGTTCGCTATCCAGAGGCCACGCCCCATGCTGGTCGTGGTGCGACTGGCGTTTCTGCGTATAATCAAAATACAGGCTTGCGGCGTGGTTCTTATACTTTCTTACGCTGCGCTGTATTTCCCACATCGCGGCGCAGAACTGCTTATAGTCCATTTCCGGTGAATCTTGATATATAATTCCATATTTAACTGTTTTAATCATACGTTCACATCCTTTTTCTGCGGGCTATTGTAACCGTGCAACGGGGAATACCGGGGTATGCTTTGCTTCCAGAGGAGTTCACAACTTACGCACCCGCATAGGTTACGCCCTGATGTCTCTGCAGCCTACGACGCAAGTCATTACCAGACGATGTGACGCGGTATCTCTCATGACTTACTCGCCTACATTGGTTGCATCCTCTCTTGTGAGAAATCCAGTCAGGATATTGACCTCACGACTTACGCACCTGAGCGGGTTGCGCCGTATGCACCTCTT